AACTTTAATCAGTGTACTACTGCTACAGGTAGATTGAGTAGTAGTAACCCTAATTTACAGAATATGCCCAAAGGAAAGTTGTTTCCTGTTAGAAAAGCGTTTGTGAGTAGATTTAAGGATGGACAGTTGCTTGAGGTAGATTATTCTCAGCTAGAGTTTAGGGTAGCAGGTATCCTAGCCAAGGATGAGACAATTAAAAAGGAAGTAGAGGAGGGGTTCGATGTCCATTCTTACACGGCAAAAGTACTCACTGAAAACGGTGAACCAACAGATAGAGGAGCTGCCAAGGCATCTACGTTCAGACCTCTTTACGGAGGAACGCAGGGTACATTCGCACAAAGGGTATACTTTCAAGAGTTCTTTGGAAAATACTCAGGAGTATTCAACTGGCATGAAAGACTTCAGGATGAAGCTATACAAAATGAAACTATTACTACTGCTACAGGTAGGCAGTTTAAGTTCCCTAATGTATATCGTACTAAGCAGGGGAAAGCATCTGTTAAGACACAGATAGTCAATTATCCTGTTCAATCTGTAGCTACTGCTGATATAGTTCCTCTTGGCGTAATTATGTTACACAAACAGCTAAGAGAACGTAATTTAAATAGCTTAGTTATCAATACAGTACACGATTCTGTTGTAGTAGATTGTCATCCTGATGAGATTGAAGAAGTCAAACAGGTTGCCAGTATATGTTTAGTCAAAGCACAAGATGAAGCTGAGAAACGATTCGGTTTAGATAAATTTATTCCTTTGGAAGTTGAAATGTCTATTGGAAAAAATTGGATGGAACAGCAAGATTGTGCTTGACAATTACGAAGGTATGTGTTATACAATCAGTCTACTTTGAAAGGAGAATAGTATGTCGTTAGTTGAATTAGACTTTACGGAATCAACAGATTTGTTTGTTGTTCCAGAAGATACAGGGCCAGTAATTCCAAGAGCATCTATAAATAGGGATGCATTCTTTGGGGATGATATGGCTAGTGTACCTGTTCCATCAATTAAGTTGGAGCATCCTGATCACAGTACAGTGTTTGGTAAGAACGTATCGGTACGAGTGTTTGCTACTACTATGCAGACTTCTGTATTCGATAGTGATGAGGAAGAATATACCAATATGTCTCAGCACTTTGTCAGGTTTGGTGACAAGGCATTGGATTGGCAAGGTGGTAACAAGTGTGGTTGGATACCTTCCAAGCAACGTGAGAAGTTAAAGGCAGAAGATCCAGTTGCCTATGCAAGAGCCAGTAAGGTTAAATTGTATAGACATTTGTTTGGTATGATGACCATGACTGATGCAGTTAAGGCAGGTTCTGATCCAGTTGAGTTTGATCCTGTACCATTTCGTATGCGTCTTGGCCCATCTAACTTCTATGAGATTGGTAAAGTTGTAGGAGAACTTGCTAAACAAAATAGGCAACACTTCAACTACAATCTAGAACTCTCTTATGGTGTTGAGAAGCGAGGATCTAATCAGTGGTTTGTTTTAAAGTACAAGCCCTTGCTAGATGCTAAGATTGATATTGATCAGGATGACAAGGATACTCTAGCAGTATTCCAAGAAGTCATCAAAAAGGAAAATGATTCTGTAACAGAACGAATGAGAGAAAACATGGGTAGTTCTAATCTTGGTTCTGAATTTATAGACATAACTCCTGCTCAAGAAGATGACTGATCTTCAATCTAAACTAGACCTGTTTCTTGCAGGAACTCCAGAGATCCCTCGTAGTATCATCTATGAAGCTAGTCAGATGTTCAACGAGAAGTTATCTAGGTTTAACTACAAGAAGCTAGGTAGTAGTAATGGTTTACCTTCTATGTCTCAGATTGGTAAACCTATGTGTCAGCTACAGGCATCTAAACTTGGTTGGAAGGAAGCACCAAAGCCAGATCACTTCAAGATCATGATGGCTTATGGTGATATGACTGAAGTTCTAGCTGTTGCTTTATTGTTATCAGCAGGTATAAAGATTACTGATATGAACAAGAAAGTTAAACTTCCAACTAAGTCAGGTGATATGTATGGTGAATTGGACTTAGTTATACAATTAGAGGATAAGAGTGTATGGGATATTAAAAGTGCAAGTTCATGGTCTTATGACAAGCGATTTGCTTCCTACGAACAGCTAAAAAGACAGGATGACTTCGGTTATTGTTGTCAGTTGTTTGGTTATGCTAAAGCAGAAGGTGTAAAAGCAGGAGGTTGGATCGTAGTTAATAAGGGTACAGGTCAGATGAAAGTTATTGAGGCTGATCCTGAAGATCAAGACTACTACATTGATTTAATTGAACAAAAAGCACTACAAATCTCTAAAACTACTGAAGAGGCTCATTTTGAGAGGCTTTATGACGATACTTTGGAAACTTATTATAAAAAATCTACAGGTAATCGTAAACTACAGATGCCATGTACGTTTTGTGACTATAAGTTTTCATGTTGGAAGGGTTTAAGATACGTTAAGAACCCTGTATCTAAAGCAGGTAACTATGAGTACTATACACAAATGGCTAATAGATATGAAACCAGCGTCAGCTAAAAACAAAGGAAGGTTATTACAACAATGGGTAAGGGATATACTATTATCTAAACTAAAAGGTGTAGAAGATGACGATGTCAAGTCTACTCCAATGGGTGTAAATGGCCCTGATATTAGTTTATCCCCTCTAGCCAGAAAGAAATGGCCTTGGGCTGTCGAGTGTAAATCTAGAGCAAAGTTTGCTGTATATGATATTATGTCTCAGGCTGAAAGTCATGTTACAAAAAATACTAAACCGTTAGTGATCATCAAAGCTAATCGCAAAGAACCACTAGCACTTGTTTACGCTAAAGACTTTTTGGAGATGTCATGTCAGATAAGCAAAAAATAAATCATATAGCTAATATACCTGATTGCAGTCTTATGATATTAGTTACTCATGATGGTGTAGAAATACAAATAACTTGTGGTGATTTTGCATCACCAAGCGTTAAAGACAGTACAGAGCATGAAATGATAAAGGACATCGGTTCTGCTGTAATGGAAATGGTTCAAGACATAATAGGTCATGCAGTAGAAGAAGCTGTAGAACCTAGTGAAATAGAAGTAAAAGGTAATGTTATTTATTTAAATACTAAACTACCACCAACGAAACACTAGGAGATAATATGAAAGATATGGTTAATCATCCTCCACACTATAATCAACATGGTGTAGAGTGTATTGATGCAATTAAAGCAACTACAGGAGATAACTTTAAAGATTATTTAAAAGGAAATATAATGAAATACCTTTGGCGTTTTAATTACAAAGGTAAGCCTGAAGAAGACTTGCAAAAAGCTAAATGGTATCTAGATAGATTAATATCTGAAGTTGCTGTAAGTCGTTACAAGAATACCCCAGATGTACAAGATCTTTTAGATCAAGCTAGAGGAAGAAAACCAAGAAGAAAGGAAGGTTAATATGGTGTCACTTACAGAAGACTTAAATGGTTATATACATAATGAGAGTGTAGCAGATAAACTTACTACAGGAGGAATGATACCTTTGGAATTACAAGCAGATTATCTAGGTTGCCTAGAAGAATTTCAAGATGAAGTAACAAAACGCTTGACAAATGCAGCAGTACATGATAGAGTTCTGTTACAGAGTAGAGGTAATTTAATTACTGAAGTAAGTAAAAATAATTTTGATCGTATGGATTTATGTCAAGAACTAATTCAAGAGGAGCTAGAAGAACTTCAAGATGAATTAGATGCACCTGAAATAAATCCAGAAAAAGTACTTAAAGAATTGTGTGATGTTCTCTATGTTGTGTTTGGTTTTGCTTCAAGATATAAAGAGTTAAAGTTTTTACCAGAAGCATTTTTAAGAGTTCATCATAATAATATGACCAAAGTAACAAAAGGTCATTTTAGAGGAGATGGTAAGTTGGTTAAACCTGCTGACCATAAACAACCCGACTTATCGGATTTAATTGAGAAAGGAGTAAACTATGGAAGCTAGTCTAGTTAAAGATCTTGAAGAAGAGATTAAAGTAAAACAACAGGAATTAAATCAATTAAAGTATAAAGATGTATACGATGCTCAAGATGCATACGAAGCTGCTCAAATAGTTTATAAAGAAGCAGAAAAAAATATGGTTGAGGCAGCTAAGAAACTATCTCAAGCTAGAATAGATAGTGGTTTTAGTAGAGCTACTGTGTTACATCGTTCATTTAGGTTGTAATGTTTAGTTTAACTTTAACAGCAAAGGTAAAGGTAGAAGAAGATAGTCATTATGTCCCTGTAGATGGGGTTGACGGTCTTCTTCAGACCTTACCGAAAGACTTTAAAACTGTTCTTGAAGACTACTTTGAGGATTTTGAAATTACTATTACAGAGGTAGAGATAACAAATGACTAATTTTAAATCTAACATGAACCCAATGTTTCGTTCTAAATTTTCAGAAGACATCTTTAATTTAAAGTATTCTCATACAGGTTGTGACACTTGGGAACAGTTGTCTAGAGTGCTTGTAGAAGATGTATGTGGTAATTTACGTTCAGGTGAAGAAGCTCTGATGCGTAAGGAAGAACGTAAGCAACTACAAGAGTATATAACAGATCTCAAGTTCGTTCCTGGAGGTCGATACTTATATTATGCAGGAAGAGATAAGAGATTTTACAATAACTGCTTTCTATTGTCAGCAGAAGAAGATACAAGAGAAGACTGGGCTAACCTTAGTTGGAAAGCTGAGTCATGTTTGATGACTGGTGGTGGTATAGGCATTGACTATTCTACCTACAGAGAATCAGGACGTTCTCTTGGAGGTTCTGGTGGATTAGCATCTGGTCCTATTCCTAAAATGCAGATGATTAATTCTATCGGAGCCAATGTGATGCAGGGTGGATCTCGTAGATCTGCCATGTACGCTTCCTTAAACTGGAAGCATAATGATATCCCTAGCTTTTTAACAGCAAAGGATTGGGATACAATGCCAGTAGGTACTACAGGTTTTACATTTAAACAAATCAAAGAGCAAGACTTTAACTTTCGCGCCCCTCTTGATATGACTAATATAAGTGTGAACTATGATACAGATTGGCTTGTAAATTACTGGAACACTGGTGATGTTGGTGAAGTGTTCTTGAGTAATGTCAAACAGGCACTTCGTTCTGCTGAACCAGGATTTAGCTTTAACTTTATGGAGAACGAAAATGAAACTTTACGAAACGCCTGTACTGAAGTATGTAGCTCTGATGACAGTGATGTGTGCAATTTGGGCAGTATCAACCTTGGGCGTATTGAGTCGATATGGGAATTGGCCCATGTAGTCGAACTAGCTACTAAATTTTTAATATGTGGTACTCTGAGGGCTGAGTTACCCTACCAGAAAGTTTATCAAGTAAGAGAGAAAAACAGAAGGTTGGGGCTTGGCCTGATGGGTATGCACGAGTGGTTAATTAAACAGGGAGAGAAATATGAAGTTACCACAAATCTTCACAGATGGTTATCTGTATATAAAGGAATCAGCGACAAAGTTTCTAGAGAATTTGCAGACGAATTATCCGTTTCTAGGCCAGTGGCGAATCGTGCTATTGCTCCAACTGGCTCTATTAGTATTCTTAGCGGTACTTCTTCTGGCATAGAACCTATATTCGCTGTAGCATATAAACGTAGATATCTAACTGGTGGTACTCGTTGGAAATATCAATACGTTGTAGACTCAGCAGCACAAGAGTTAATAGATCTTTATGGTGTAGATCCAGAGAGTATTGAATCTGCACTAGACCTAGCAGAGGATTATGAGAGAAGGATTAAATTCCAAGCTGATGTACAAGACTACGTTGATATGTCCATTAGTTCTACAATTAATTTACCTGCTTGGGGATCTAAGAATAACAATGAAGATACAGTAAAAAACTTTTCTGATACTCTAGCTTCCTATGCTCATAGGTTACGAGGATTTACAGCATATCCTGATGGGTGCAGAGGTGGGCAACCACTTTCGGTAGTACCTTATTCAGAAGCTGTTGATAAACTAGGAACAGAGTTTGATGAACACGTTGAGACACATGACATTTGCGAAATCACTAACTCAGGAGGTGTTTGTGGCGTTTAAAAGAAAAAGATTTTTTAGTGGAGATTTTTATCCTCTAAAGAAAATATATAAGGAGGGTATAGTGGGGTTCCAAGAGAACTTCATTAACCCTTATGTTTACGGAACTTCTCGATATAAAGAGTGGGAACGTGGATACAACAAAGGGTACTTTATTAATCTTAAAAGGATTAATAGAAATGCAGTATAGTCTATTTGAAGAGACTTGTTCTGAAAATGAAGACTTAGGGGCAGGTGAAGGTAAGGTATGTATAAAGTGTAATACATATCTACCTTTATCCTCCTTTACTTTTAGTTCAGGTGCTAACTATCTAAGACCTGAGTGTAAACCTTGTAACAACGAGCTAACCAAAGTAAGAAATAAATTACGTCAGGAATATGGTATGCCTCCAGAAGGATATACTTGTCCTATTTGTAATGGGGATGCTGAACATGTTAAGGGTAGAGGTAATACTAAAAACGGATCTTGGGTACTAGATCATTGCCATGATACAGATACATTTAGAGGTTGGTTGTGTCATAAATGTAACAGAGCTTTAGGAGGTATGGATGATGATGTACCAACTTTAAAAAGAGCCATACAATATGTTGAAGATCATCTTAAACGAACATTTTTAGTGTGATAGGAGATACTATGAACGTAAGAACACAATTAGGACTATTTGGATTATTATTTGTAGCAATAGCATTAGTATTTACTGGTGTTAATGCAGAAACAAAAAAACCCCAAGAACTGGGGTGTAGAAGTATACAAGATTTTAAGAGGGTTGTTGTAGAAGGTCACAAAGAAAAGTTAATATTTCGTGGTATATCAGCTAGAGGTCATGTAACTTTTATACATTTAAATACTGATACCCAAACATGGACCGCATCAATAGTCAAACCAAGTGATACACAATCTATGTGTTTAGTAGATGCAGGGTTTACTGGTGAACTTGTAGATAATAAAGACTCAATTAAAGCATTTAAATGGTAAAAATAGGCTAAATCCCATATAAAGCATTTTAAGCTATGCTACAGTCGATGTAGGTATAATCTGGACACTACCTACCTAAGACTATCTCTAAGACCCTCTCTGCTTCATCCTAGAGGGTCATTTTTTTCTAACGTCTATAATTTTTGGTCTTTTTAGCAATTCTTTTAGGTTGTTTAGAAAATTGCTTACCTTTCTTGGTATCTCTTCTCTTCTTCCTAGTAGTAGCAGCATACTCAGCAGAACTCATAGACTTTATAGCTGATGAAGGTAGATATCTTTCTCCTGTAGCCTTTGGTCCTTGAGTAGATGGTTTACCTGATTTGGTTCTCCACTTCTGTCTAGTCCAGTTTTTAAGACTTCTTTGAGATTTCTTTAGGGCCATTATCCTCTATACCCTCCTCCTGCTTTTTTATAAGCAGATGCTAACATTTGAGCTTTTCTTGCTGACCATTGTCCACTAGCACCGCCTTTACTACCTGCCTTAATACGACTAAATATTCTCTTTCTTAGTGCAGGTTTTGTATAGTTACCTGCTTCGTTTACTTTACTTTTAGATTTTTTCTTAGCTGCCAAGTTATCCTCCTATAAACATTAATCGCTCATGATTTCTTCGTTTTATTAATCCTTTTAACTTTCTTCCTCCTGCAAATACCCAACGTGGAAATTCATCTGCTGCACCAATATAATCTCCTCTGTTTATTTTACGTCTTAGGGTACTGCTTTGTAGAGAACCACTACCTAAATTAAATACGAATGAGCATAACGAATCAAACTGCCCATCCTCTAAAGGTACTTTTATTAGTCGTAATACTGCTACTTGTGACTTTCTTACATCTCTCCTTAGTAATTGGTCAGCTTGATCTTTATTTATATCAGGATGATCTTTTGTTACTCGTTTGCCATCTAGACCCCAGATAGCTCCATACCCGATTGTCCAATGCTGGGCAGGGCATAAATAAGGAGAGGAGCTATACCCCTCATACAACTTAATGAGATCAAGACCTTCATCAGTCATACTTCTCATTTTTTAGTTTTCTTTATTCTAGCTTGTACAGTTTTAGATAAATCTTTAAAATGAACTACTGGTTTACTAGTCTTATTATGTGTTTTACCACTATGGGTAGACCCATTAGGCATCTTGTGTGTACCACCCTTATATTCTTTACCACTTTTAAAGTAATGCTTCACGCCTTTCATATCATTCAAAATCCCTTACAAGTGTTTTATCAGTGTGACAATTGCATCTACACACCTTTGGATCACAATTGCACTCTATACAACTGTCACAATTACATTGCTTATTAGTATTATTATCTTCTTCTGTTTTATTTACCATGATACTACTAGTTCCCCCATAAAATACTTTCCCACTAATCATTGTCTGTTTCTCCAGAACTCTTTACTTTTTAGATACTTTTCTTTATCTACTGGTTTTACTTTAATCCACTCATCTTCAATTAATACTTTCTCACCCTCATCTTGTATTAATGATCCTGTAGAATCAAACATAGGCTTATTCACTAAATACCTCCTTTACCATTTTACTTTGTTAGCCCAATACGCTGCTGACATTTTACCCTTGGCTATGTTTCTACCATGTCTAGCCTTAAATGATTTTCTTCTAGCTGTTTGTCTTGACGATTCTCCTTTCTTAGGTTTACCAGCAGTTTTAACTCCTTGCTGACCAAACCGTATTAGCTTTACCTTAGTACCTTCTTTAGCTAGTACGGCATGAGATTTTTTAGGATGACTTGGTGTTCTCTTAGGTTTATTGTATCCAGAGAATGTTTCTTTACCTTTTTTAATTGCCATTACGAACTACTCCTAGATCTTTGTAAGGCTCTACTTCCAAACCAGAATGAGATAATAGCAGCAAATATTCCTTGAGTTTCTTCATCCCACAGTGTTTGTATAGCCATTTCCCATACAACTCCATCTGTATATATTAAACCATACATAGCTGTACCTTTTATTACTGCAAATAAAGTAAAGAATAAATATGTTATAACTGGTCTAACTGATGCTCTCAAAGCAGACATAAATCCTGTAGTCTTTAATGACTGATCGTGTTTGTATATTGCCTTAGTCTCACTAATATCAGCTTCTATATTTAGTGCTTCAATCTTCTGAACGTGTTCTAGTTTAGATGCTTCCAGTTGTCTGTCCATCATGGCTAATTCATGCTTACGATCTTGCCAATCATTGACCATGTCGAACACTTTAGGTAAGGCTGATCCAGCAAATCCAATTAATGATCCTAGTATAGTAATCATTCTTTAGGCTCCTCTATTATCTTTTCTATCTTGAGAAACTTAATTCTCTCATTAGGTACATATCTCCATACATGACCTCGACCATTAGATATGGCAAATACACTCTCGTATATACCTACCTTAACTAGTATGGCTCGATCTCCATCTATAATACATTTGTCACCCTCATTAAAACTACCATCGAATTTAAATCTAATACCAGTAATAAAGTTTGTTATTAGATCCTTAATAAAGAAACCAAGTCCTAAACTAAGGAATATTGCTATTAGTGGTACTAAAGCATTAGTAAGGTCTAGAGATATACTGTCCAGTGATTGCATTATATGTTACTCTTAGCTTTTTTAGATTTATATATTTTAGTTACTTCTACTAGTAAAGCAGTTTCATCTTTTGTAAGGTCAAAGTTACTTATATATTCTGCTCTTTCATTTTCATATTGAGGGAGATAGCCATTTTCTTGCATCCACCTTACACCACTATTTCTAGGTGTTTTAGGTAATTTATCTAATGTGCCTAACAATCCTAAATGAAAAAGAGAATTAAATTCTCTAGCAACGTAACCTTTTGCGTCATTTAATACACTTTTAATCATATCTTTTTTACCTGAATCATTATAATTTAAATACTTTTCAGACACTATAGCATCCTGTAGTATTCTTTCTGCAAAGTTACTTGTTAGCATCGCTAGTTCTCTGTCGTAATCAGGAATGTTAGTTCTTTTAAACAGCCTCCATTCTGCAAGTCCTAATCTTTCAAACTCTTTTTCTATATAGTTTCTTCTTCTTTTTCTAAACCCACCATAAAATTGTTTTCCTAAAGGAGAAATATTGGTTAAAGGTTCTGGATTAAGAACAGAATATCTAACTCTTGGTACGGTTGTTTGTCCTGTTTTTATATCTCTGGAATATTCTACATCTTCTTCAAATATAAATGTACCATCTTTTTGTCTTATTACGCCACTGTAAGGGCTTTTTAACATTGAGTATCCGTAAGGAACATTTTTAAAAATTGCATCTAAAAAGTTAGCCTTGAATCCTTGACTACTTCTAGCATCGTGTAGCAATCTAGCCATGTCATCAAATCCAAAAGCGTTTGTTTCTGCTAGTAGTTCAGCGCCTAGCTTTAGTGGTGTAGCTAACGCACCAAATATACTTCCCATAGCTCTACCCACACCATTTAATAACTCTTCTTTACTGTTAGCATCTCCTGATAAAATACCTTCTAGAAAATTTTTATCAATCTCTTTCCATATTCCAGATCTACTAGAAGGACCACCTAATGCTTTCATGGTGTCTAAAAGCCAAGCCTCTTTAAAATCTCCCATGTTGCTTTTTCCATCTAGTTGCTCACCAAATTGAACTATACCATCAGCAAACCATAAAGCAGGAGCTAGAGGATACCAAGTACCTATATCTTGTGCATTACCTGTATCATCTATAAGATCATGCCAAAGCTCACCACCAAGTTCAGATGTTCTTATAGCATACGCCATTAGTAATAATGATGCTCCACTTGCCTGTCTACTGAGAGCCTTTATTCCTTCTTGTTGTAGATATGTATTACCTTCCTTTCCAAAACCTCTTGTTGTTTTTGCTATAGCTTCAGGTAAACCTACAGGAGAATGTTCGTACATAAACTTCATACTATTTATCATAAACTTAGGAAAGGGTGCTAGTGCAGATCCTACATAAGGAACATTAGATAATTTGTTTATCGTTTCTACAGCAAATCTAGTTAAGGCATTGTCACCTCGTATATTAGCTTGGTAGTTATATTCCATAGCCCATTGCATACCGTCTGCTATAAAACGATCATCAATATCTTGTATTTTACCTGTCCTTATAAAATCATCAAGATCTAAATTTTCTCTTGACATAGATTGTCTTAACCCTACTATAAAAGATTGAGACTTCATATATTTGTCTTGTACACTATTTAGTACATTTGCATGAATTAGACCACGTTCCAAAGGGTCAAATCCATAGCCTAATACTTTATTTACAAATCCACCTTTATCTCCGTTCATAGTCTGAGCTATCTTAGCAGTTTGCAAGTAACCTTCTGGACCTTTTATTAACTCAGCAGCTAAAGGTTTCTTAGACATTATTAACTTAGCCATTTCATTATACTCTTGAGGAGATAACAAAGAAGTTAAATGCTCAAAACCATCAGAAAGATTAACAGGACGAATAGTATTTCCTGTAATTTTTGCCATAGACATTGTTATTATGTTATCAAAAGTTCTTGTGGTGCAATCCATAGGGCTTCTAATTAACCCACCCATAACATTACGACAAGTTGTAGCAGGTTGAGCAATCATACCTAGTCTAATCATTCTGTTCCACTGATCACCTCTATGTGCAGTAGGACCATATACTTTACTCATCTTGTCTATGTTATTTCGTTCTGCAAGTAAAGAAGTATAATATGCCTCTGTTTCTTTGCTAAGTTCTGTTGTTCCTATTACCTCCTGTGCATATTGTCTACCATCTTTTATACCTCTAAATCCTGCCTCTGTACGCATACCACTTGTAATCTTTTGAAAGTTACCACCAAAAGTTACATCTAACTCTTTTTCAATAGCTATCTTCCTAGCTTTTTTACTTAAACCACTTAACTTACCTAATGTAGATGCAGATTTATATACTGTACCTCTATAGGCTTTTGATAATGTTTCACCCATCATCACGCCTAGCATCTCTATATTACTAACACCATGAGAATCTAGTATTTTTACAAATTCAGAAGCATTAAAACCTTTAGGTTGATTAGCTAAAACATCCTCTACCATAACGGATATTGCTTTATTAGGATTATAAGATATACCAGAATCTTGTATGATATCTAAAAAAGCTCCATTTACTCTTTTTACTGCTGACTCTGATAAAACAAACTCAACACCTTTATCTAACTCATCTAGTTCTTCTTTAGTAACTCCTCTTGCTTCTAAAACCTCTTTCATCTCTTTTTGAAAATCTTTGTAACCTAACTTTGCTCTTTCAGTGTTATATACTTTAGCAGCACCTTGAATTTGTCTTTCTATTTTCATAGTAACTTTAGCATCAAAAGGATCAACTAATTTTACTTTATCTATGTTTACTTCCTTAGTTATAGCATCACCTAACTCATCAAAACCTACATTAACAGTGTAAGTATTTTTATCTGTATTAATACTATCTACATAAGCCATACGATCTACTGCATCACCTTTTACTATACTTCTGTCATTAACTTGAACAAAACTACCTTCAACTACCTTACCATCAAGAAATGCTTTACCTGCTTCTGAGTTTTCTAAATAAATTCTTTTACCTTCTGCTACATTTTGCATCATAGTATCAGATTTACTTAAAGCCTTTAACCCTCTACCTGTAAGACCTATAGCTGCTCCAGGAACAATAGCAGCGGCAGCAGCTAGTCCTGCCTGACCAAAATCATAACCATCTTCCCTATAATTTATTCTTCTTTCTACACCCTGTATTTCTGCATCTGTTAAAACACTGGTTACGGTATCTGTGGCAACACCTGCCATAGCTGAATTAAGAGTAGCTTTACGACCTACTTGTAAGGATGTTTGTAGACCTGCTCTTACCGCACCATATGCAGATGCTTTTGTTGCAACACTAGCAATACCACCAGTAGCTATTCCTAAATATGTAGCAGGATCAGTAAAAATAGCAGAGGCATAATCCCAAAACGCCTGAACATTAGAAGCAGAGTCATCTTCCCAAAAGCTAGGTAATGCACGATATACTTCGTAAGATTGTCTTAATTGATCTTTTTGAGCATCATCAAGATCACCATTTGTAGCACTCCATAATTGATATGCGTCAACCACATTAGTATCAACTTCTCTAAAATTTTCATAGAATGCATCTACAACCTCTTTATCTGTACTAAGAATGTGATCTTCTCCAAAGCTATCGTATAATACACTACGAGTATTATTTATAAACTCTTCATTTTCTAAAAGTTTATCATAGCTAAGATTATCCATAGAATTTTTCATACTTGTATACTTTCTTTATTAAGGTAATTGTCTAATAGTTTTACCACCATTACCAATCGCAATTTTAGTACCATTTATATTATATACGTTAAGATAGCCTTCTGATGTAGGAATCCTCTCTAAAAGTCTACTTTTGTATTTTTTTCCAAAATCCTGTGCATTATCAGCATTGTAAGTACTATAAAGTTCTTCACTAGATAAAACAGTAGAGCCAGATAAATCTATTAATTTATTTGATTTTTTTCTATTAGGTTTAGATGATTGTTTAGATTTAATATTTGTACTACTTTTTGATGTTATAGTTTCACCTGATGCCTTTTTCATTCTGTCAAGATATCTAGCCATCTGATCTTTTCCATCTATTACTGTGTCTAAAAATTGAGATGCTGAACCTATAGCAGTATTAATACCTGTATTATTAAAAATAGATGTAGACCCCTGTATAGCATCTTTTTTAATTTCCATATATGTTTTTATTTGATTTTGTACTGCTTC